CGAGGTGTTTATTATAACAGAACTGATTTTAATACTGAAGTTACTAAGGTTGGTGTTATAGCTCAAGAAGTTGAAGCGGTTTTACCAGAACTTATATTAGAGAATGAAGATGATGGACTTAAATCTGTAGCTTATTCAGAGTTAACAGCAGTACTGATAAACGCAATAAAAGAACAACAACAAATAATAGAAGATTTAAAAACAAGAGTTGAACAATTAGAAAAATAAAATTATGGCAGTTACTTACAAATGGGTTATTTCACAGATGAACGCTTACATCGAAAAAGAAGGCGAAGACAATGTAATATTTTCAGTACATTATGTATACACAGGTTCTGAAGAATCAAATGGAATTGTTTACTATGACAATACAATGGGAGTTGAAGAATATCAGTATACAGCTGGTGATCCTTTTGTTCCTTATGCAAACACTGAAGAATTTGAAAATGTAGTTATAGGATGGTTAGAAGGATCTTTAGACATGGCATTAATTCAAAAAAATATATCTGAAAGCATACAAAAGCAAATTAATCCTGTAAACGAAGAATTGTATTTTACATGGATGATGCCAGAATAAATAACATTAAAGATTTCAAAATCTTTTTTGTATATTTGTTACTCACTAATAATAAAATCAAATATAATGTCAAAACAATTAAGTAAAGAGCAATTAGAGTTATTACAAGGATTACAAAACGAATTTAATCAAGCTAAATTTGAAATTGCAGATTTAGAAATTAAAAAAGCAGATTTAATAGCTGCTGTCGGTCTTGTAAAAGGTAAATTTGCAGAGCAAGAAAAATCTTTAGTAAAAGAATTTGGTGAAAATGCAATTATTAATTTACAGACTGGTGAAGTAAAAGATAAAGAAGCAGAAGAAACAGTAGAAGAAGCGAAAGTTATAGAGTAAATATTATGGCAAAAATTAGCAATACAGCAGCGTATCCAAACATTAGTAATATTGATGCAGCAGATTATTTAATTATAACTGATAAAGAAAATAGTCTAATGACAAAAACAGCAACACTTGCACAAGTTTCAAGTTTAGTTGCTCAACCGTATACGTCTTATGTAGCTAATTTTACACAATCTGGAGGTGCAGCACCTGTTGTAATAGAGCTTCAAAACACTACAGGTAAAACATTTGTATGGTCACGAAGCTCACCAGGAGTTTACGATATAACACCAAGTGTAGCTAATGTAGCTAATAAAGCTTGGTGGATGATAGCTGGATATGGTGCGGCTGAAGATAAACAAGTTTTTGCAAAACAAATCGGAACAACTAATTCACGATTTGTAAACATAGACACCACTACTGGTGTTGCTGAAGATGTTATTTCTTCAGGTCATGTAGAGATTAGAATCTACCCATAAAAAAAAATGGACATAAGGAAAATTTCAATTGGTGCAGATTATAAGTCTGGAGCTATGCATTACATAGTAGGTCAAGATGTTTTAGGCGGCACTTATGGAATACATCTTATTCAACATGATGTTTCCTCAGAGTCTTATAAAATTTGGATTATGAAGAAAGACGAAGTTTTGCTTTGGAAAGAATTTAAATGTACCTTACCTATATCTTTAGAATATAATATAAACTTTTAATGAAATCGCCATACTCGTTTATTGTTAAACCCTATAACAATAGAAGATACGATAATATTAAGTCCTATGGTAACGTAGACTTTATTACAAGTACTTCAGAAGAAGACCACAAATCTTCTAATCGTTTTGCTATTGTAATAGCAACTCCTATAAATTACACAGGCCCTGTTAGAGAGGGCGATATACTTTTAGTACATCATAATGTATTTAAGTTTTACAACGATATGTATGGGCGCAGAAAGAGTGGTAAAAGCTTTTTTAAAGATGACCTATTCTTTGTTGATCCTGATCAATTTTATCTTTACAAAACTAAAGAGGAAACTAATTGGATGGGGTATGACAAATATTGTTTTATTAAACCATTAAAAGCTCAAGAATCTTATTTAAATAAAAACTCTAAGAACGAACCATTAAGGGGTACTGTTAGGTATATTAATGACGAGTTAATAAAAAAAGGAGTAAAAATAGGGGATGAAGTTTTATATGAGCCAGAATCAGAATATGAGTTTATTGTAGATAATGAAAAACTATACCGTATGTTTACTAAAAATATAACAGTTGTGTTATGATAAATATTTATGAAAATGTAATTTCAAACCCTGATTCGTATGTTGAAGAAATATTAAATAGCGGTTTTTATGACTTGGATGATGGGGAGAATTTGTTTAAAAATGTTTGTCAAAAAGAGCAAGATGAATTTTATGAATTTCTTTTAAAAAATATACCTAATTATAAAGTTGTTTTAAATTTTGTTCGTCAATCATCATTAGACCAAAAAGAACCTAACTACATTCATACAGATGAAATGATGGGTGATTTAACTGCTATATTATATTTGAATAAAAAACATCCTACACGATATGGAACAACCTTATATGATGGAGATAATAATAAAATATTTATATTTAAAGCAAAGTACAATTCTCTTTTTATATTCCCTTCAAGTGTAAAACATTCGAGAAATATTTTACGTAATTTTGGTAAGGGGAATAATTCAAGGTTAGTTCAAGTTGCATTCTTAAATAAAAAAAATGGATGATTTTAAAGAAATGCTAAATGAATTAAATATTGACCTTAAAAAGTTAAATATTTACATAGAGTCAGATAAGTTTAAAAAAGAAGCTGGTCCTGTTGTTGATGATAATAATAAAAATTATAAAGTGTTACGTTCAAAAATAGAAGGAAAAGGAATATTTTCTTGTAAAGATTTTAATAAAGGAGACTTCATAGGTTATGGTAAGTTAAATAACACAAGAACTTTAGCTGGGAGGTATACAAATCACTCTAATTTAAATAATGCTAAATTTTATTATATTAAAAAAAACAGTAATTTAGTTTTAATAGCGGAAAAAGATATTATTTTTAAAGATGAAATATTAGTTAATTACAGACACCATACTTATAATAAAGAATATTATGAGTAGAGAAAGGGATTGGATGGATGATTTAAACGAAGAGAATTATCCTTTAAAAAAAGTTAAACGTATTAAAAATGAATACAAAAGACACAAAATTAAAAATAATAGAAGCAGGACACAAAGCGGTGATACAGCTAATCAAAGTGGCAAAGGAGGATATTATTAAATACGGTACAGATGATGAGTTGGCTGCGGATAGATTAAAAAATGCAGCAGCAACAAAAAAACTTTGTATTATGGATGCTTTTGAAATTTTAAAAAAAATACAAGAAGAAAGTGATTTATTAGAAGGAGTTGATACTAAAATAAATAACACACCAAAAGGATTTGCAGAATCAAGGTCAAAATAAATTATATAAAGAACTTAAAAATATAGTTCCTAAAAATGTTTTGACTACAAAAAACAAAGCTAAAAGCTGGACCTACGGTTATAATGAAAAATATAATTTTGTTGTAATATCTAAAACAGGTCAAATTGAAGATGTAATTAATGTAAGCGGATTAAACATTGCACTTCCTAAAATTCCTAAAGTAATATTTAAAAGGTCTGATAAAAAAGAAGATCAATACTGGGAAAATAAAACACTACCAAAACAATTATCAAGAATAAAATCTATATTTCAATGGCACGATACTCCTGCTAGTTTTAAAAACGAGTGGGTAGATTATATTGAAAATGAATTTAACTTTAGAGAACAAGGTTATTGGTTTTTAAATAATGGAAAACACACGTATATTACAGGTACTCACTACATGTATTTGCAATGGACAAAAATTGATATAGGCTCTCCAGATTTTAGAGAAGCAAATAGAATATTTTATATTTTTTGGGAAGCATGTAAAGCAGATAAAAGAAGTTTTGGAATGGACTATTTAAAAATTAGACGTTCTGGATTTTCATTTATGGCTTCGTGTGAAGGAGTAAACATGGGTACGATAACAAAAGATGCTCGAATTGGAATACTTTCTAAAACAGGTTCTGATGCAAAAAAAATGTTTACAGATAAAATTGTACCTATATCTAACAACTATCCTTTCTTTTTTAAACCCATACAAGATGGTATGGATAAGCCAAAAACAGAATTAGCTTATAGAGTTCCAGCAGCAAAGATTACTAAAAAAAATATGTATCTAACTGAAGAACAAGAGCTTGAAGGTTTAGACACAACGATTGACTGGAAAAATACTGGAGACAATAGTTATGATGGAGAAAAGTTACGTTTACTATTACATGATGAAAGTGGTAAATGGGAACGACCTGATAATATATTAAATAACTGGAGGGTTACAAAAACTTGTTTACGTTTAGGTAGTAAGATTGTTGGAAAGTGTATGATGGGTTCAACGTCTAATGCTTTAGAAAAAGGTGGAGCTAATTTTAAAAAATTATTTAATGATTCTGATTGTTCTGTCCGTAATTCTAATGGTCAAACAAAAAGTGGTTTATATAATTTATTTATTCCTATGGAATGGAATATGGAAGGATTTATTGATATGCATGGTATGCCTGTTTTTAATAATCCAAATAAACCAATTCTTGGTATAGATGGTGAAATGATTTATCAAGGGGCAATTGATTATTGGCAAAACGAAGTAGATTCATTAGCAAGTGATCCAGATGCTTTAAATGAATTTTACAGACAATTTCCACGAACTGAATCTCATGCATTTAGAGATGAGAGTAAACAATCATTATTTAATTTAACTAAAATATATCAACAAATAGATTATAATGACTCTTTAATTATGGGTCAAAATATAACTCAAGGATCTTTTTCTTGGGAAAATGGAATTTTAGATAGTCGAGTAATATGGAGTCCTGATAAAAGAGGAAGATTTTTTGTATCTTGGTTACCTGAAAGGTCATTGCAAAATAATGTAACAATAAAAAATGGAAGAAAATATCCAGGCAATGAACATGTAGGTTCATTTGGATGTGATTCATATGATATTTCAGGAGTTGTAGTTGGTAAAGGATCAAATGGTTCTTTACATGGTATGACTAAATTTAACATGGATAATGCGCCAAGCAATGAATTCTTTTTAGAATATATAGCTCGGCCACAAACAGCAGAAATATTTTTTGAAGAAATATTAATGGCTTGTGTGTTTTATGGAATGCCAATATTATGTGAAAATAATAAACCTCGTTTATTGTATCATTTAAAAAATAGAGGTTATAGAGGTTATAGTATAAATAGACCTGATAAAACATTTAATAAATTATCTAAAACAGAAAAAGAATTAGGTGGGATTCCCAATTCAAGTGAAGATGTAAAACAATCACACGCTTCTGCAATAGAATCGTACATAGAAAAACATGTTGGTTTAGATTTAATCGAAAATTATAGAGACAGTGATGAAATGGGTATAATGTATTTTCAAAGAACTTTAGAGGATTGGGCAAAATTTGATATCAATAATCGAACAAAGTTTGATGCGTCAATTAGTTCTGGTTTAGCTATAATGGCAAACCAAAAACACTTGTATACACCTGCTAAAGAAAAATCGAAAATAAGCATTAACTTTGCAAGATATAATAACACGAATTCAGTTAGTCAATTACTTAAATAAATGAAAGACGTAAAGATACAAGTAAATTCTTCTGCATTTCCAGACCAATTTGCATCAGACTCCGTTAAAGATTCAATGGAGTTTGGACTTCAAGTGGGACAAGCAATACAATATGAATGGTTTAGAAAAGACAGTGGCTCTTGTAGATTTTATTCTCAATGGGGAGACTTTAATCGTTTAAGATTATATGCTCGTGGAGAACAGTCTGTAGCTAAATATAAAAATGAATTAGCAATTGATGGTGATTTAAGTTATTTAAATTTAGATTGGACACCAGTACCTATTATTCCAAAGTTTGTTGACATTGTAGTCAATGGAATGAATGACAGGATGTTTAAAGTTAAGGCAGTTGCGCAAGATGCATTATCGGCTGAAAAACGAAACCAATATCAAGAAATGATTGAAGGTGACATGCTTGCAAAACCTTTACTTCAACAAGTTGAAGATGATTTTGGTGTTAACGTATTTCAAACTAAGGAAGAAGATTTACCAGAAACAGATGCAGAGTTAGAGCTTTTCATGCAAATGAATTATAAGCCATCTATCGAAATTGCTACTGAAGAAGCTATAGATACTTTATTTCAAGCAAGTCATTATAACGACACAAGAAAAAGAGTTGATTATGACATTACTTGTTTAGGTATTGGAATGGCAAAACATATATTTTTACCAGGAGAAGGAGTAAGAGTAGAGTATGTTGATCCAGCAAATGTTGTTTATAGTTATACTGAAGACCCTTACTTTAAAGATACTTTCTATTGGGGAGAAATTAAAACTGTTCCAATTACAGAATTAATAAAAATTGATCCTGATTTAACAAACGAAGATTTAGAAGAAATTTCAAAATATAGTCAGTCATGGTACGACTATTATAATTCTGCACAATTTTATGAGAATAGTATGTTTCATAGAGACACTGCTACTTTATTATATTTTAATTATAAGACTACACATACTTTTGTTTATAAAAAGAAAAGTATGCCAGACGGTACATTTAAGACTGTTGAAAAAGATGATCAATTTAATCCACCTCAAGAAATGATGGATGAAGGTGGCTTTGAAAAAATCACTAAGACTATTGATGTATGGTATGATGGTATTATGGTAATGGGAACTAATATTATGCTTCAATGGAAACTTGGAGAAAATATGGTTAGACCAAAATCAGCAAGTCAATATGCTATGCCTAACTATGTTGCTTGTGCGCCAAAAATGTACAAAGGACAATTAGAGTCTTTAGTAAAAAGAATGATACCTTTTGCTGATTTAATTCAAATTAGTCATCTAAAAATACAACAAGT